TAATGACCTTGATGACAAGGGTGATGTCAGAGATGTTGGACATTAGACTCTACAAACGAAAAGAGGCCAATGTAGCATACTCTTTACAAGTTCACGCTTGGACTGTACAGAGTATGTTACATTGGCCATGTGGGTTACCCCTTGAGTGTCTTGGCTGCTACAGCGTTCTCACCGTCACGGAAACGGTCAAACATAGCCATGAGCCATACCGGCTGGTCGAGCATCCCGCCAGCCACGGGAAGTTGCGAGTAGCCAGTCACGTACTCAGTAATCCTGTTGTCTACACGCTTGCCGCCATCCTTCTCAATCTTCACGTGAAAGAGTTGGAGCGAACGGCACTCAAGGTAGGTATCAAACGCTCTAGCCACGCGTGGGTTCTGCCTTCTAGCGTTGTCCGACCGGAACCCGCCTGCGCGCTGATGGGCTAGGTCGTAACCGGCTTTCCCTCGGCGCTCGTCGGCAGGAGTGCCTCGAAGTGTTCTGCCAGCTTGCTGTCGATTGCGGCGGCAGACTCGGCCGACAAGCCCTGATAATCCTCAGCGGTAGGCGTACCCTCGAACAGCGACCAACCAACGACCAAGGTCAGGAATAGGTCGGCGGTGAAGCCAACGGCCTCACTCATCGAGATGGCCCTTCCCTCCGCCGAAATGGGAGCCTTTCCGGCTAGTACGTTGAACTCACGCTTCGAGATATCAGCACGAACTACGATGTAGTCCGTTTCATCCAGCATAACCTTCTTGGTTTCCTCGGATGCCTTACGGAGAATGCTCATGTGTTTCCTTCCCTGCCCATCGAGGGCTAGTGGTGGGAGCGGGGCCGAAGCCCCGCCCCTAGTTAGGCGACTGTTTCCTCGTTATTGACGAGGGTAGCGGTGAAGATGGTTCCGCCGATTGGCGAAACGACCAGAGCCTCAACGCTCTGCTCAAGGTAGTCACCGGCCGAAAGCGGCAGGCCAACCTTGTTCCAACGAACGTTCGGGACTTCGATGCGAAGGATGGTTGGGTTAGTGCCCATACCAGCCATGACCGGTCCCGACAAGTGAAGGTCCACGTCGAAGATATCCTCGTCAAGGAACCTCTCGTACTCGCTAGTATCGTTGAAGTCGATGGTCAGGGCCAACGTGACTTCACGCATACCAAGTTCGAGACGCTTCCAAGAACGAGTCTTACGCAGCGTACCGATACGCTCGACGTTGTTATTGACGCCGAAGGTGAACTCCTTGATGGTAGTCAAAGGAACTCCACCAGTGACCTGGACATCCGCACCCGAGAAGTGGAACGGAACAACATTCGTGTACGTCGGGGCACCGACCGTACTAAGGGCGCGATTGACACCCTCAAGGCCGAAGGTTGCAGTGACGATTTCACCGAACGCCGCCTTGATTTCGATGGTATTGACTCGAACACCAGCGTACTTCATGACAAGGATGTCAGAGGCGCTGGACTCAAAGGTGAAGGTCGGCTCTGCCGACGCTGGGGTATAAACGTGCTGGTAGCCACCACCGGCATACGCAGACGAAATAACCGTAGCGGCGAAGCCCGAACGGAGAAGGGAAGCGACATCCGCCGGGATAAGCTCCATTTCCATCGAGCCAGATACCGCATACGGTGCCGCCATTGCGATATAGCGGTCACGGCTGTGCCTAATCTGGTCAGGCACGATGAACTCGTTGGAGTCCTCAAACGAGAACGAAGTGACAGGAATGTACTTTGTCGTAGCGACAAACGTACCCTCTGTAACTTCTACTCCGTAGCCGACATAACCTAGAGCGCCAAGAGACATAGTTTTATCCTCTACTACCCTTGCTTAGATTGCAAGGTGGGTGAGAAGGCTGGGTGTTGGCGTAACTGTGTTCGCCTCCCCTAACCAATGGGATGATGTGGTCAAGGTGAAAGTTCTCTCGGTCAACTGGGTTGTGACAGATGCCACACAGTCCACCATAGTTCTCCCACACCACGAGTCTATCCACATTCTCGACCGTGGCTGTATGCTTCCTAGCGCG